TCACGCAAGATCTCAGATGATCTACCTAAGTTGAATCCACCATCTGCACCTATTCTTGACTCAGGTACATTGAGTGAACGATATAATTTCTTCTGGAAATACTCTACGTCTGTAAGTTCACCTAAGTTCTGTCCACCAGGAAGTGTTGTAATTTCTGTTCCACGACCACCTTCACGTCTAGGTAACCAGAAGTCTTCCATCATAGACATGAACTTCTTGTCATCCTTGATCTCACCAGTCTGTGCATCGTATACAAGTTTGTTCCTGTAACGACTCATTACATCACGCAAGTATTGTTCCGCTTTAATTTTAGGAAGATTACCAACGTCAATGTAGAATATTCTTCTTTCAGGTGCTCTTGATAGTCTGTAGATAACAAGAGAGTCCTCAATCATACGTAACTGATTGAGTGCCTTGATTGACTTATGTAAGTATGATAAACCAATATGCTTATTTCTATCTACCAATCCAGAGGAACAATGTACGATTGCATCTTTAGCAATTTTTATTCCTTTACCTGCAATAGTACCAAACTTCTGTGCAGTTCCTTGAGGGTAATATGTATAGAACTCTACAATCTCAGTATCTTTCATTGGAGCTGCTTCTCCAATAGACCCACTAGGTCTTACTTCATACTTCTTATGATCATCTTTAGGTCTAATCCTCATCAACTTGATCTTGAGGGGATCAATATATCTAACTTCTTCTAATCCTAATTCTGGTTTTTTGAGATCGATAACCTTGTGATAATATAATCTTCCATCAACATACCAGTTACGGAATATTTCATGTGCCTTCTTATCGAATCCGAGTAAGTCCTTTACATATTTGAACTCGTCACGTATAATATTTTTTAAACTATTACTTGCATTCAGATTGTCTAGATCTATTTCTACAGGACTATCGTTTAAATCGGAAACTATTGCTTCATTTACAACATGTTCTACTGCGGTATCACACTCAGGGTGCAATGACATATTACGATATTTTTTAATGATATCGAATTCAGTTTTAAATACCCCTTCAATATCTACATACTGACCGTAAAAACCAGAAGAAAGGTAGTAGTCAGCCCCATCCTCGTTATTCGGAGGAACGGGGCTAATTACACCTTTCGACTTCTTTTCTTCATCCTCAATCGAGAATCCAAAAAGCTTTGCCATATCAATCTTTTACCTAATATACACCTATTTATTATACCACAGATGCTCCACCTTGTGAGCCACTACCTTGATATGCTTCCCAATACTGAACTTGCATGACTACCTGAAACTCTTCAATAGTGTCTGCAGTGTCATATGAAAGTTCAATTGGAGCAACAGTACTTGGCCAGCAACCTTTCATAAGGTACCTTCTAAGAACTGGTAGTTCAGCATCACTGTCGATAGCACGACCTTCAGTGAACTTTGCTCTTCCGAGTTGGTTTACAATCCAATTTGACTGATAATCATTAGGATTGATTGTTCCTGATCCGTCAGATACTTTAGTGATAAAGTTTGCCCACTTTTCAAATGCTTCACGAAGTTTGAAATCACCGTCATTAATTACAGTGATTGTCCATGGGTCAAATCTTCTGTCACCAGCAACTTTCAGTTGACGACCTCTAAAAGGAACTACAACTTCAGCAATATTAGATGCTGGAAGTTGTGCTCCTTTGATCATCATTCTGAAAGTAGTGTCCCCAATATCGGGGAAAATATCTTCAGAAGGAAATGCCATCTCAACCTCAAAGAGGTTAGGACGTGCACCACCCTGAATCAATCGTGACTTGAAGTCATCGATTGTTCGAGTGTTATTGGGAATTGAAAAAACGTTTTTATCCATTGTTAGTTGTTCCTCCTAGATCAAACGGTGCCTACGACTTCGGAGAATGAAACTCCTGTTCTTGTTGCCACAAATGTGAGTCCAATGAAGTTAATCGACCTTGCTGGCTTCAAGAAGATGTCAGCAACGAATTCATTGCGGTCTATCACATCTGGTGTGTTGTTTGTTTCGTCACAAACAAGTAAGAAGTCTGTAACTCCTCGCTTAGATTGTACATCTCTTAGGAATGGTTCAACGATGTTCACGAAATTGCTTCGTGTACCTGCATCGTTGAGTTCAAAGAGTTGTGCATTTGCTGCACTTTCAATTGCTTTTTCTACAGTGATGAAGAGTCTTCTTACGTTGATTCTATCAAATGCAGACTGATATGAGAGTGCGGTCTTATCACCGTAAAGGATGATTCCAGATCCAGGTAAGGAAATAACTGGGTTTATCCTTGAAGAATACAATCTATCCCTGTCTTCTTGACCAGGATTGAATGCTAATTTTACTGAATGTGCTAATGAACCTCTAGATGTTCCTGCTGGTGAGAACCATGGGAACTGATCTCTGTCTGTTCTTACACATAAACCTGCTACATCTGATGATAGAGGAATGTAAGCAAATCTCTTATTGAAGCGATCATAGAAGTATTGATAACCACTATCGAACACTGCATAAGAAGATGATGCTAATGGTGCAAAGAATGAAAGCACATTAGACAGTTGATCCGCAGAACTAGAAACATTCACAACTGAATCACGGTTAGGTGAAATGAATGCTACACAGTCCTTTCTATTTTCACAAATTGATATTAATTTCTGTGCCTTTGCCTGTTCAACTGATGCTGTACCAGATGCACTACCTTGCAGTAAGAACCTAATATCAGAGTTTACTTTATCTCCTAACTTATCATATGCAGTAAGAGTATCTCCTAAATCTGCAGCAAAGTTTCCAACTGTTCCACCGTAATCTTTACCACCCTTAAGTGTATAGATTTCATTACCAATGTAGTTGAACTTAGTATTCTTAGCATTTTGTCCCCATGCTCCTACTGAATCAGCATTTGGAGTATCTCCTGATGAGAATCCACTTGGTGATGGTCCAGTGTTATGGAAAGAATCAGCAGCATTTACAGGATCTAATCCAGCGTAAATGTACTCAGATTCATTTGCTAAGACATCTTTATAGTAGATGTTTTTGTTGGGGGATCCTTCAGAATCTTGTGCTTTAGAAAGATTACCAAATTTTTCTAACAGTGCTCCAGTATTTCCTGTTATCTCACCGTCACCATCAATAACAACAATGTTTACAGAATCAGCAAGTCCAGATCTGTCAATAACATATGCATTATCTTGAGGTTTTGGTAGTATAGCTTTCCATTTCAAAGTAATCTGATCGGTTCCACCGTCTGCAGATCCAGTTAAAATGTTTTGCTGATTATACCAATCAGTTACTGTTAGAGTACTATAAGTTCCAATACCAGCCTCACCTGATGCTGATGAGAAACCAATTCTTCCTGCCTTGAACTCATACTGAGAGTTTTCTTGGTATGATCTAGCAGTTTCTACTCCAGCAATAACGGTTGAAACAACCTTTACATCAATGAAACCATTACCGACTTTAGTAACAATTCCTTTTAGATAATCATTATTACCAGCAGCAGCATAAGTACCAACACCAATGCTTGTACCAGATAATGCTTGGGTTAAAGCATATCCTACTTGTGTTCTTTTATTGACTGTACCAGATCCAGCAACATTACCATATGTTGTGGTTGAGATTCCAGTAAGTCTCTGGTCTCCACCATTATCAATGATTGCGACCTTTAGATTTTCTGCCCACGACCCTGGGTTTTTTGCTCCCCAGTAAAAATCTGTAGCAGTAGATTCGTTGTTATTATAATCATCGAGATTTTCGATGACTAATCCTGTGGTCGATGCTATTCCAACTGCTGCGTTGGCATTGACCATTAATGTTCCTCCACCTGAACGAACAACATCTAGTTGTCCACCATATGAAAGGAAATTCGATGCAGCATACCAAGTTTCATAGTGATAGTCGGTTAGACTAGGACCAGGACCACCGAATACATCGATGAGTTCCTTTTCATTATTGATCCTGACAACTTCGTTGACAGGGCCTTTTTGAAAAGGTCCAGCAATACCAGCAACAACATTAATGCTTGCATTAACGCCACCTCTAGTAAGGTCTACTTCCCTTACACTAATACCCGGAGATGATAATCGTAGTGCCATCCTAACTCCCGTGATACCGTACTTTTTTGACTACTAATATTTAGAAAAAAACCCGCTTACAGTGGGGAAACCCTGCATGAACCCTACCAATCAGGATATATTTCTGGATATTCTTTTCTCTTTTTATTCTTTATTCTAATCTTTGTACAGTCTTTACATTCATATGAATATGCTGATGGTGTAGTTCTATTTCTTCTTGTTCTATAAAAATCAGAAAGCAATTCTTTTGTAATACCACATGTTCTGCATTTCCTTTCGGTAAATACAAGATGATCTAAATCAAAGGTTTTTTCAAAATCCACGAGTTATATGATATTCTTGTTTCTTTGGTTTATATATTTCCATATCACCTTTCCACCTTGAAGATATTATTGTTCTAAATTTTACATTTATATCCTTTGCCATCTTCTCACACTCAGATATATCATTCTCATTATAGTTAAAAACAATATACTGCCACGTACACCGAGCCCCAAGTTTAGACCCTCTCTTCATTATTTCATATAACTCCTGACCATCTTGATTGATTCTATACTTATGACTGTCCTTTGGTAACCCATCTATACCAAATATCCATTCAATATCTTTTCCCTTTGAGAGAAGAAATAGACCAGTATAAAATGACTTCTTTCTAAATGTTGATGCCACATTAACTGTTACTCTTTTTCTCTTTAGCAAACATAATTTTATAATGTCTGAAAATTTATCATGGTGAGTAGGATCAGATATCTGTCCACAAAATATAAGATGATCAAAATAATCGATCAATTTATTCATTGATTCTAATGGTATATCACCACCAACTATTCTTTGCTTATCTTTTATTAATCTCTGTCTATCACATGCAGGACATGCTAATGCACACTTATTAGTAAGATCAATGTTTATTTGTCTTTTTGGTTCATACATCTATCTCAATTTTATTATTGTAATCTGACTTACAATAATTTTTACATACTGTAGGAGCATTGTCAGGATCTTCTAATAATC